CAGTACCTAGACAGAGTACAGTTTAGAGCACAGTACTACAACGACCCAACCGATCCTGATACACAACCTATCGCCTATGAGAAGTTTCAGTACTATGATCGTAAACACTTAAACAGAGATAACGGGCAGTGGCAGTACAAGGGACGTAAACTAAACGTCAGTGCAGCTGTTGACTTTGCGTATAGTGTTAGCAAGAGGGCTGACTACACAGCTATTGTTGTGATTGGGGTAGACTACGAGAACAACGTATACGTCTTAGACATTGATCGTTTTAAGACAGACAAGATTTCTGAGTACTTCAAGCACATCTTAGACTTGCTTAATCGTTGGGACTTCAGAAAGCTACGTGCTGAATGTACTGCTGCTCAGTCAGCTATCGTATCAGAACTTAAAGACAACTACATCAAGCCTAACGGACTAGCTCTTAAGATTGACGAGCACAGACCTAACCGTCATCAAGGTTCTAAGGAAGAACGTATCGCAGCTATCCTTGAGCCAAGGTACGACAACTTACAGATGTATCACTACCGTGGTGGCAACTGTCAGGTACTAGAAGAAGAGTTGGTGTCCTACAATCCAGCACACGATGACTGTAAAGACTGTTTAGCTGCGGCTGTTGAAGTAGCTATTAAGCCAAGTGCAGCAGCAATTAGAAAAAGAAATCAAGATAATAATGTAGTATTCCACCCTAAATTTGGTGGTGTTGCATTTTAGCACTTGACAAAGAAATTACATTGTGTTATTATTAACACATAGCTAGGACTAGGAGTCATCATGGCTGGCACTACTATTGACATTGAAAGCGTTATTGACCCACACACCCTAGCCGTGGATATCTCTAGCCGTTGGACTTCTTGGAACAATGCTCGTTCTGAGAAAGTAAAAGAGTGGAAAGAGCTACGCAACTACGTGTATGCTACGGATACTAGAACTACGAGCAACAACAAGTTGCCGTGGTCTAACTCTACGACTACACCTAAGCTGACACAGATTGCTGATAACCTTCACGCAAACTACTTTGCAGCCTTGTTCCCCCAGAAACGGTGGTTCCGATTTGAAGCTACTGACAATGAAGGTGACGTTAAGATTAAACGTGACATCATTCAGGCGTACATGCAGAACAAACTACGTCAGTCTGACTTTGTTAACACAACAAGCAAACTTATTAACGACTACATCCAGTACGGTAACTGCTTTGCTACGGTAGACTATCAACGTAAGATTACAAACTTTGAAGATGGTGAACGTGTAGTAAACTATGTAGGCCCTAAGCTTGTCCGCATTTCACCATACGACATCTGCTTCAACCCGATAGCTGCTGAGTTTGCTGATACCCCTAAGATCATTCGTTCTATCCTTACCTTGGGTGAAGTGCAACGTATGGTCGAGACGTCCCCAGATAAAGATTACATGGAAGGCGTCTTCAATAAGATGCTAGGTAACCGTGGTGCAGCTAAGGGTAACGAGATTGATGTAAACAAGTCTGAGGGCTTTGTTGCTGATGGTTTCTCTAACCTGACAGACTACTACGAATCAGACTATGTAGAAATCCTTACGTTCTACGGAGACATCTACGACACAGACACTGGTAAGTTTATGAACAACCGTGTCATCACTATCGTAGATCGTTCCTATGTTCTGTCTAACGAAGAGAACCCTAGCTTCCTTGGTCGTGATCCTATCTTCCACGTAGGCTGGAGAGACCGTCCAGACAACCTCTACAGCATGGGTCCTCTGGATAACCTAGTTGGTATGCAGTACCGCATTGACCACCTTGAGAACCTTAAGGCTGACGTGTTCGACCAGATCGCCTACCCAGTTCTTAAGATCAGGGGCGACGTAGAAGACTTCGACTTTGAACCTAATGCTCGTATCTACTTGGGTGATGAAGGAGACGTAGGTTACCTTGTACCAGATGCTACTGCTCTTAATGCTGACTTTCAGATTAGAGAACTAGAAGCTAAGATGGAGATGATGGCTGGTGCTCCTCGTGAGGCTATGGGTATCCGTAGTGCTGGTGAGAAGACAGCCTTTGAAGTTAACCAGTTGATGACAGCTGCTGGTCGTATCTTCCAACACAAGACTGCTCACTTTGAACGTGTGTTCCTTGAACCTATCCTGAACGCAATGCTTGAAGTAGCTCGTCGTAACATGGACTACGAAGACACAGCTAAGGTCTTGAACGAGGACACAGGTCTGTACTTCTTCACACAGATCACTCGTGATGACCTACGTTCAAACGGTAAGATCGTACCAATGGGTGCTCGTCACTTTGCTGAACGTGCTCAACGTGTACAGAACCTCACGACTATGTTCCAGATCAAAGCTTCTGATCCTTCTGTTGCTTCTCACTTGTCAGGTAAAGAGTTTGCTCGTTTGCTTGCAGATGAACTGGGTGAACCAGCCCTGTTTGGTGAGAACATTGCAGTCTCTGAACAGCTTGAAACTCAGAAGGTCGTCACAGACGCACAGGTCGAGTTTGAAGCCGAACAAGAGGAAAAGGTAGAGCAGGGTATGCAACAGCTAGAGGCTGCACCACAGCAAGCCCCTGAGGAGCCTATTGAATGAAGGCGGCTTGGTTCAAGGAATGTAAGTCAAAGAAACAAAAAGAAGCGGTAGCCCAGACACTTCAATCTAACAGAGAGAGTCTAGACCGCCTCAAAGAAATCCTAGAGCCTATGCTCAAGGAGACTACCCCTGCCGCAGACTATGACTCACCTTCGTGGGCATACAAGCAAGCAGATCGTAACGGGTTCAATCGAGCAGTGACCACTGTGTTGGACTTGATCAACTTAGACAAGGAATAACAATGAGTGTATTTTCTGAGGAACAGGTGACCCCTGTAACGCAGAGTCAACAAGAAATCACCAGTGAAGCGCCAACCAGCCCTTCCGTTCTAGGTGATCTTGTAGGAGATGGACGTAAGTTCAACGATGTAGAGGCGTTAGCAAGGGGAAAGCTAGAAGCTGACAGGTTCATCGAACAGATGAAACAAGAGAATGCTTCACTAAAAGCTGACCTAGATAAACAAACTTACAAACTTGGAGTTACAACTAAGATGGAAGAAATGGCCTCGGAACCCACAACCGAACTTCTTGATCCTAATAACAACATGAGTGGCACTTCGAATACAGCTAACACCCAGCCTAGTTCGAGTGAAGCTAACATTGAGAGCCTAGTAGAACAGACCCTGATGAAACGAGAGCAGGAAAGTGTTACTAAGAATAACATTGCTGTCGTAGAGGCGGAACTTGAAAAAGCCTACGGTACAGAAGCTGCTGCTACAGTGCAGCAAAAGGCTGCTGAACTAGGGCTATCACTGACAGAACTACAGGGTATGGCTGCTAAGTCACCTGCTGCTTTTATGCAGTTGCTTGGTCAACCAGCACCTAAGCGTTCTCCAGTGATTCAAGGGAGCATTCGTACTGAAGGTTCTACAATGCAAGCATCCTCTGAAAAGGACTTTGGTTACTACCAGAGACTTCGCAGAGAAAACTCGACACTATACTATAAACCCACTACCCAAAGGGCAATGATGGCAGATGCAGATCGTCTGGGTAGTAACTTCTACAAATAAAGGAATAAGAAAATGGCTGGTAACACAGTAGCAACACTGGCACTTGCTAAACGTGCCGAAGTTTGGTCCGCCGAACTTAAAGAAATCTTGCGTGACGAACTGCAAGGTATGAAATACGTTAACTGGTTGAGTGATTTTCCTGACGGTGATACATTCAAGATTCCATCCTTGGGTGATGCAACAGTTGCAGACTACGTTGAAGATACATCAGTGTCTTACACACCGATTGACGACGCACAGTTCACCTTCACTATCACTGACTACCTTCAGTCAAGCAACTACATCACTAACAAAGCGATGCAGGATGTCTACTACGCCAACCAGATCATGTCTCAGTTTGTTCCACTTCAGGAACGTGCTTTGATGGAACGTCTGGAAACAGACATCATGAAGCTTGCCCAGACTGGTCAAACAGCTGCTGACCCTAACAACATTAACGGTGTTGCTCACCGTATGGTTGGTTCAGGTACTGGTGGTGTTATTGCAGTTGAAGACTTCGCAAAAGCTCTTCGTGCATTGAAGACTGGTAAAGTACCACAGCGTAACCTCGTGGCTATCGTTGATCCATCTGTTGAATTTGAGATGAATACCCTCTCAGCTTTGACATCTGTATCTAACAACCCACGTTGGGAAGGTATCGTCAATACTGGTATCGCTTCTGGTATGTCCTTTGTTGCTAACATCTACGGTTTTGATGTCTATACATCTAACTACCTTGCAACGAAAGCTTCAGAGACTGTCAGTGGTGTTGCTGCTCCAGCTAACGCAATCAACAACTTGTTCTTCTCAGCTGACCAAGCTGTGTCGCCGTTTGTTGGTGCATGGCGTCAGATGCCTGAAGTGGACACAGAGTACAACAAAGACTACCAGCGTACAGAGTTCGTTACTACTGCACGTTACGGTATGAAATTGTACCGTCCAGAGAACATGGTTTCTGTTCTTACAAAGCCAATGGCTTAAGCTATAATACAACGGGAGGGGAGAAATCTCCTCCTGTTACTCTTTTTAACTTGACAACTATTACACCTGTGTGTATAATAGTCTTAACAAGTCCCCCCTGCTAAGGATACTTAATATGGCTAACGTAGAACATTCCTCCCTTACTGGTAGTGCCTTGCACGAACCTAAGGGTGTAGCCGCAGCTAACAGTGGTGAAGTCTATGTAGCCAATGGTTCTAACAGTGGCACGTGGCAACCTATCCACAGACACTTAGGTGCTGCTACCGCATTTAATTCTTCTTCCCCCTATGCCTACTCCCTAGATACAGATATAGCTGAGAAGTTCTTATCTCCTCCTATTTCTTCATCCCTTGTATCAGGCTTCACAGTTGTTACTTCTCCTAACCTAAGATTTCAGTATAACGATGCTACAAGTCTTACAGGTCTTATTAACGTAACAATGTCCTCTACTCAGGCTACAGGTCCATCTCACGAGATAGAGTGGGCCTTGTTTAAGAATGGCACAGAGATTGTAGGCTCACGAGCAATCCGTACTATTGCTACAGGTACTTGGGGTTCTATCAGTGTGACAGGCCTTACTGCCCTAGCACAAAACGATTACATTGAGATTAAGACTAAAGCTAGTGCAGACAACGTAGACGTTAATTACGCAAACATCTATGTTTCTATTATTGGAATGAGTGCATAACATGAAAATGACTCTCCTTCAAATGGTACAGAATATCTTGTCCGACATGGATTCGGAGGAGATCAACAGCATTTCAGATTCTAACGAAGCTGGACAGATTGCTGCGGTAGTAGAGAATACTTACTTCGCAATGATTGCTACTCGTGACATTCCTGAACACTCCCAGATAATTAAGCTTACATCCTTTTCTAGTTCTGCTAGACCTACTCACTTCTCTTTCCCCTCCCGTGTAAAGAATATTGAGTTTCTAGACTACAACGTAACTAAGACAGTAGGTGGTGTAGACTACCAACGTCTTATCTACTTGGAACCAGATGAGTTCTTTGCTTTGTCAGACGGTAGAGATAGCCTTGCATCTAATGTAAAGCAGGTTGATGACGTACAAGCAGACAGTATCTTGCTTATTCGTAATGACGTCATGCCTAGCTACTACACATCCTTTGATGATGAGAACGTAGTCCTAGATGCCTACATGTCTACTGTAGACGCAATCCTTACTTCTGCTAAGACGAGAGCTTACGGTATTAAGTACCCTACGTTTGACGCCTTTACAGATAGCTTCACCCCAGACCTTGACGATGTAATGTTTCCTTACCTCTTAGCTGAAGCAAAGTCTACAGCAATGTCTTTGTTTAAGACTGGCTCTGATCCTAAGATTGAACAGACAGCTAGACGTCAAAAGGTCTATGTACAGAATGATCTACACAGACTGAATGTAGGAAGGCCTAAGAACAATTATGGAAGACGTTAAGTTAGTTAAAAGTGAAGACGGTCAAGAGATTAAAGTATACAGCGATAAGACAGAAAAGGCCTTAGTAGTTTACAAACCTCAGGATGGTTTTAAGTTCTACGCAGTTAAATACGAGAACGGAGCACAAGT